TGGTGCTCTTCGGCCATGATTACCGCTCACCGGAATCGGTTGTAGCTAAAGCCCTTGACATCAAAAAGATGCGGGGGAAGGGCGTAAAATTGATCTGGCAGTTTATACAACGGGGGTTGTCCAGATCCGCCGACCTGGTAAGGGATCTCTGGGATGGTGGTTATCTTAATGCAATGAGCGTGGGTTTTATTCCGATTGAAGTGGAAGACCGGACGGACGAAGACGGCAACCCATTACCCAGGGGGAGGCTGTATAAGAAATGGGAGTTTCTCGAGGGATCCATTGTAACTATACCGATGAACCAAGACGCTCTTCGGCTGGGATTGGAGAGCTTGCAAGCGAAGGGGTATAACCCGGAAGAGATAGCCGAAATTGTAGGGGGGTTGATGGAAGACAAAAGTACGATACCTTATAAAAATACTGGTAAAGCTGATGAGGGCGAACCCTGGCGAAAGCCGGTTCTAGCTGATTTTACCGATGGAACCTTCGCTGACATTTCGGACGGGGAGAAGCGGCGCATAGCTGCACATTTCACTTGGGCTGCAGATATGCCTCCGATGAGTTTTGGAGATTTGAAGCTACCCCATCACCGAGGCGTAAAATCTGGAATCGGTCCGATTGTATGGCGGGGGGTTGCCGGGGCAATGGGGCGGCTATTCCAGGCTGCCACTGATATACCAGAGGGGGATAAGAAAAGCGTATATAATCATCTTATAAAGCATTATGCGGAATTTGAAAAGGAGCCGCCAGATTTTAGGGAATATACTGAGGCGGAGGTTAGGGAAATTTTTAGCGAGTTACAGGGCGAAAGCCTTGATCCTGATTCGACGGTCGGTGAACCTGCTGGGGATCCGGTCGAGGTCGAGGAGGTCACACCAGCTGAGCCACCCATAGATCAACCATCACTCGACGAGAGCGAAGCTGATGAGGAAGCCTTGGCCGAAGCGTTAGAAAATCTAGTAGATGTACTCAAGGAGAATTTAACATCATGAGCAAGAACTTAGATCAGGTGATTTTAGATATCACCGAATTAACCAATACTATTAAGGAGCATGGGCTAAAGGATCCGACGATCGATTATACCCAGCTCGAATCCAAGATGAAAGAACTGTTAGATCAACAGCGCATTGCCATCTTGGATGAAATCCCCTCACGTCCTGGAGAGTTTTCTGGGACACCTGTTCAGCGAGCTGTAGAAGCCTACAACGGAAAGTATAAGTTTGAGTTGCAGGACATCGCTTCGAAGGGCGAATACAGGATCGGCAATTGGCGCCTGCGCGGCACCGACCTGCTGATGGCTAAAATGGTGATCGATCGGGCGGTCGCTATGAAGGATGCGGGAATAGCCTTTGCGGGATCCGCCAAGGTCAACCCGGCTTCTGATGATCTGGCGGCAGCTGTAAAAGCCTTGACCAGTACGGGGGCTGGTACCGGTGATGAGCTGGTGCCTACCAACATGGCAACCGAGTTGTGGCAGGATTTCTTCTCTGCATCCCTAATCGCTGGCGATCTTCCAGCCCAGCCAATGACATCCGATCCAATGGACATCTCTCTTGGTTTGGGAGATGTAACCTGGCGGAAGGGTGGACAAAATGCCGCCACCACGGCCACTAATGTCGCCACCGCGAAATCGATCCTCACATCCACGGAGCAAGTCGCGGAAGTAGACTGGTCCTACAACCTGGATGAAGACGCCATTATCGCAATGATGCCAGCTCTTCGTCAGCGGTTGCAGATTTCAGGCGGAGAGCAGATGGACGCTTTCGCGCTCAATGCCGACTCAACCGACGCGGCAACCGGCAACATCAACCTGGATGACGCAGATCCGGATTCAGATAGCTATTACCTGTCTGACGGTCAGGACGGGATCCGGCACCTGTACATCGTAGACTTTGCCACCCAGCACCACAACGCGGGCGGCGATGCTCTGGCCGATGCTGACATGACGGCGGTTCTCAATATGCTTGGTAAGTACGGGTTGGACATCAACAGCGTTCGCATTGTCCCCTCCATCTCGTCTTACTTTGCAATGTTGGGATTGACCAACGTTGCCACGGTCGACAAGTACGGCCCGAATGCTGTTATCTTGCGCGGCGAGTTGGGGCGTTATCGTGGGGTTCCGGTCATCCCCTCCGCTTCCCAGCCCTTGGCCGAAGCAGATGGTAAGGTTTCCACCACTGCAGGCAACAACACACTCGGAACCATCTCGGTCTATAATCGCAATTTCTGGCGGGTAGGTTTTCGCCGGGGCTTGCTGATTGAGGTTGATCGGAATATCCAGAGCCGGCAGCTCATCATGGTAGTTTCTTTCAGGATAGCTGTCGCAGCTTATGGCACGCGGGCAAGTGCAAAGCACACCGCGGGCATTCGCAACATTTTGGTGTAAAAGGAGATTAACTATCATGGCAAATGAATTTAACCCGAAACACGGGGCAATGGTGGTTTTTCCTTTCAAGGTCGCCGATGCTACTACCGGGGAATCCGCCACCGATTTAACCAATGATGGCGGCGCCTCTCTGGTGGTAATGCCCAAGGCTGGATCGATTGTCGGTATTGCAGGCGCAGCCAGCGCAGCTATAACAGCTGGAACTATGACTCTCACTCCTCACAAAGATAGTGTAGAGTTTACGGATGTAAGTCTTCCCACAGCTGTGTTGTCTTCGGCAGCCCAGGAAAGCTATGCGGCTGTGAGGCCGAGGGCGCTGACCTTTGACGCTGGCGATGTTGTGGGTATTAGTGTGACCACAACCACGACTCTTGATCCGACCAACACGCTCGATGTTGACGCTCAGCTGTACGTCATATTCGATAACGACTAAAAGAAACCGACGGATCCTCTCCTCTATTGGTAGGGCAGGTTCGAAAGCCTGCCCTACCAGAACTTGATTATGATTCTAATTGGAATTCCAACTTACGATAATCAAACCAATGCCCAGCTGTCTTTGACGCTGATGAACGAAATCGCCAGGAAGGGAAATCCGCCGTTCGTGGTGACCACTCATCACTCGTCACTACTGGCGAGGGGCTTCAATACGTTGTACTGCAACGCGCTCAACAAAAGACCGGAAGTAATCCATTTTTTGATGATCCACTCTGACATTGTGCCGGAGCCTGGTTTTATCCGTAAAATGTATAAGGAAATGGGCCGTACCAAGGCGGATGTTTTGTCGGTAGTTTTGCCGCTCAAGGATAACCGGGGGTTGACCAGTACAGCCTTATTGGATTCGACTATTGGAGAAAACCCGCGGCGGGTTAGCGTGTCAGAGCTGGACAATTTACCGGAAACCTTCGGAAAGGATGATCTAGCCGATTTCTTCAAAGGACGCAGGGGATCCAGCACGCTTTTAGTCAATAGTGGATTAATGCTGGTGAACCTACAAAAACCCTGGGTTGAAAAGGTCTGGTTTGCGATCGAGGATTACATCTTCAAAAACAAAGACGGCAAGTTTGAGACTTACACTTTCTCGGAAGATTGGTTCTACTCGAAGCAAGCCCAGATGAGGGGGGCGAAGGTCATGGCTACGCAGATTGTAAGAGCCAGACATATCGGAGATGCCTCTTTCCCCAACTGGGGAAGGTGGGGGCTTTTCGACCAGGAAGAGGACGAAAAAACAAAGGAGGTTGCGCTTGCCTAAAAAACCCAAACCCTGGGGAAGCATTTGTATAGGCACTCGACTCGAGAAACAGGTGGAAGCAGATTTCTTCGTTTCCTGGACGGGATTGCTATTAAGAGGTTTGCGTTCGGGAGATGTAGTGCACCCAGAACGGGGGCGGGTTGCTCATGTGGCCGCCAATGAAATCATACGAGCATTTTTAAGGGGAACCACTTGCGACTCCTTGCTTTTCCTTGACAGTGACGCTGACGTGGATCCAGGATTCGTTACCCGATTCAGGGATTTTGAGCCAGGCTGGAAATATGATGGCTTTCAAGCTTTCTATGTAAGGCGGGGCTGGCCTCCGGAAGCAATCTGGTTTACCAGGGACGGAGAAGAAATGATCCAATGCCTGGTGCTCACAGAAGGGACAATGGATGTAGGGCTGATCGGAACCCACGCGGCCATTTTCAGGCGCGAGGTCTTTGAGAAGATATACGAAACCCAGGGTAAGGATAAGGGGATCGAGTTCGGGGAGTTTCACTGGTTTACCTATCCCAGACATGAGCGGAAGAGTGATGAAGCCATGCTCTCGCTTGAGGCGCATGATCTCGGTTTTCGCCTGGGAGCTACCACTGCGGTCGAGGCTGGGCATATAGTAAAACTTTCCGTTGGTAAGAAGGAGTACAACGATTATCTCGTAGCCAACCACACAGAAGAAAGGATCAATTATTATCAGGATCTAGCTGAGAAGGTCGCCGAGTTTACCGGCGAAACCCCAAAAGAAGTTATGGGGAAAGCTATCAAGGGAAATCAGAACGTGGTAGATGGGTGGAAGAAATACCACCCAGAAACCCCGGAAGAGTTACGCACCTTCTATGGTGCCAAGGACAACGGCTATTTGTATGACCTGCTTAACTGGAATTGGTCTGAGTTTTATTGGAAAATCACCGAAAAGATGCGCTCCTATGTTGGCAAAAGCACTTTGGTGATTGGCGCAGGTCTTGGCAGTGAGGCAGCCTGGATGATGAACGACAATGTGGTGGACGTCTTCGAGTTGCCAGGTGTCTTGAGAGAATTTTGTAAGTTCCGCCTGGGGGATGGCGCTCGCATTCTGGATGGGGATACTTTGACCGAAGCCACCGACTCGATCGGTGACGGGATGTATGATGTCATCGTTATGATTGACACTATTGAACACCTGCACCCAGATGAGTTCGACGAAGTGATGGGAACAGTCGGGCGGCTACTTTCGCTTGGCGGGATTCTTTATTTCCATAACAACCCGGGGCAGTTAGACTTATATCCAATGCACTTTGACCACACAGAAAAACTCTTGCAGTGGTTGAAGATAAATAATATCGAAAGGGTTAACGATTATGAAAACCGTAAAGCTAAGAGTAAAAAGCGATTACAGGAGCCAGGCAGCAATCTATCAGGCAGGCACCGTCATAGAAGTAAACGAAGTCGAAGCAGCGTTCTTGAAGCGTGATGCTCCGGACACCTTCGAAGATTTTAAGGAGCTAAAAGCCGAAAAAGCTATGAGCTCTCCCCCAGCTGATAAACAAGTTAAGACACCTGCAAAGAAGAAGTAGGAGCGATGACCGACCGGCTATACTGCACTCTTGATGAGTTGATAGATGACCTTGAAATAATGGGAATTAAATCCTGGAAGGAAAGCCAGGCGCTTGATAAGATCAAGGCCGTCAGCGATTTGATTGATGAGGAAATAGGTCAGTTTATACCCATTACCGAATCTAGAAATCTGGACGGTAACGGAAGACTTGATTTATATGTGGATCCGCTCCTGGCAATTACCACTTTGACTATAGACGGAACCTCTATCGCTTCAACACAATATGTCTTATATCCACTCTCTCGGTATTGGGAGAACGGGCCTTATAACCGTTTGACGGTGGATCCGGATGCTACCCAGATGTCGGTATGGATGAGGGAGATCGATGTCATCACCATAGCCGGCAGGTGGGGAAAGTACGAAAAAACAGAAGCCACAGGGGCTTCTGTTGAAAATGCTACCCAGATTGAGGCGGCGGGGACCTCCCTGCTGGTGGGAGACGCTTCTAGGATCTCTCTCGGAGCGGTTTTGCTGGTGGGAAGTGAGCAAATGCTGGTAACTACCAGGGAGGCTGCTACTGATTCAACTGCGGATACTGCGGAAGCGATCGACGTTTCCGAGGAAGAAATAGACGTGACCGATGGCACCAAGGTAAAAGTGGGAGAGGTCATCAAGATCGATTTCGAGCAAATGCGGGTTTTGGACATAGCCACCAATACTTTACTGGTGGAACGGGGCTTCAATGGCACCAAGCGAGTAGCACACCTGACAGCTGTAGGCGTATTTGTGTATCGCACTTTCACGGTCAAACGTGGGATTAATGGAACCACGGCTGCAATCCATTTGAACGGGGTCGCCATCTCTCGCTATGTTCCACCTGCGGACATAAAACAGCTGTGCATTCAAATGGCTGCTTTGAAATTGAAGCTGGCGCAAACTGGTTATGCTGGCAGATCTGGAAATCCAGAGATGGGCGAAACCTTCTATTATAGTGAGATCCCGAAAATCTATGATACTCTCAAAGCAAAATATAGGATCATTACGCTATGACTATTTCTGTCAAGATTGTAGGATTGGAAGAGATGCAAAAGCGTTTTGCCAAAGCGCCGGATCTGGTATCTAAGCATGGGAAAGTTGCCATGCAGAAATCAGTTATCATGGTGGAAGGTTACGCCAAAGTAAACGCTCCGGTAGGGGTAAACTCTCGCCTTCGCAATTCAATGGTAAGTAAAGTCGAGACCTTCGGAGGATCCATAACCGGGCGGGTAGGGTCCAGCATGAGCGAAATCTATCCCCTGGTTATGGAATACGGGCGCAGGCCCGGAGCCAAGATGCCGCCACCCCAAGCTCTTGAGCGGTGGGTTTATCTGGTGATGGGGGTCCCGGCTGATGAAGCGCTGGGGGTTGCGTTCGTAGTGGCTCGCAACATTGGCCGGCGCGGGATCAAAGGTAAGTTCTTTCTTAAGCGGGCTTATGAAACCAGCAAGTCGTCGATCCTGGGATTCTTCCAGGCTGCTTTGCATTCGATAGTTAGGGATCTATAAAATGGCGATTGAAACCTGGATCGATGCTCTGGCAAGGAGATGGGAAATCTCCGATGGGAAGGGCGGAACCGTCCGCTCATACCGGCTGTATGAAAAGGCCGAGTTTCCAGATGCGATCGCTGAAACTCCCTGCGCTCTGACCTTGCCTGCAAAGGTAGTTTTCAAGGAAGCATACAAGGTCGCAATATGGAGCGGCAAAACCGAATTTCACCTGATTG